CGCAAACACAGCTACATCAGCTAGTTTTGCTACAGACTCAATAAACGCAGTAAGTGCTTCACTTGCACAAACTGCTAGCTATTATGCTGGATCAGTTGTTTCCGCTTCTTATGCGGTTAATTCAACATCTGCTTCATACGCAGTAACAGCATCTTATTTAGAAGGAACTGTATTAAGTGCATCATACGCTATAAGTGCTTCAGAAGCACAACACGCAGTAAATGCAGATTCAGCTTCGACAGCAACAAGCGCAAGCTATGCTTTAAACAGCACATCAGCTTCATTTGCTGATAATTCTATTAGTGCAAGCTATTCATTAAATAGTACATCAGCATCTTATGCTTTAAATAGTACATCAGCATCATTTGCTCAAACAGCAATTAGTGCTTCATACGCTCCAGATACAACATTCCCTTATACAGGATCAGCTGCAATAAGTGGTTCATTAACATTAAATGGTGATCAGTTTATTACTGGTAGTATTAGAATGATTCCATCAGCTTATGGTGCAACTAACTATCCATTTGCAGTTACTGAATCTTTAACTGGTGCTAGTGGAACAGAAGGTAATTTAATTATTTTTAGTAAAAATGGAACGGCATCACAATCAGGATCAGTTATTGTTAGTGGATCTACAAATGTATTCATTCCATCTACTGGTGTTGTAAATGCTACAATTGCTGGTGGAGCAGGAGCTGGATACCAAGGAAGAAGTAATATTGTTACTGTAGCAAACATTGTAATTACAGGATCAAATGGTACTGGATACGACAGACAATACCCACAATTTATAAATAATGTTGTCAATGGTACTATGACTATTACAGATAATAGACCATCAGGCAGCACAGGAGCACAATTATTAAGTTCAGTAACAGCATGGAATAGCACTACATCATTAACTATTTCAACAGGTAGTTTTAGTGTTAATAACTCTACTTTAGTAGGTGCTACAAATTTTGTTGTTACAGGAAGTAATGGTGTTGCAAAAACATTCAATAACTCAGTAATAGGCTCTGGAACATATACTGTCACTGATACTTCAGCAACTGTTTTTACTGGTAATTTAATAGGAGGTGGTACAGCAGCTGCTTTAATGAGTGGCTCATCAAATCCAATCCTAGCATATGCTCTTGTTTGGGGTAATAATTTAACAGTAACAGGATCTTCAGGTATAACAAATAACCAAGGTGCTGCATTTGTAGGTAGATACAATGATACAGGATCAACAGCAGTAGTTGCAAATACAGTATTTGCTGTTGGTACAGGTACTTCAACAACTAGAAGAACATCATTACATGTTAGTTCATCTGGTTTAATGACATTAACAAATGGTTTAACTGTTACTGGTAGTTTAAATGCTGAAAATATAACTGGGTCACTATTAGGAACTGCTTCGTTTGCAACACAAGCATTAAGTGCATCGTGGGCTCCAGGAGGTACTACAATTAATACAGGATCATTTGCAACTACAGGATCAAACACATTCCAAGGTGATCAAATTATTTCTGGATCTGGATTAGGTAATGATTTAGAAATTTATAATCAAGTAAGTGGGGTTACACTTGTAGCAGGTAGTGCTGGTGTTAGTACACCATTTGGTTTAAATACTGATTCTATTAGTTCAATAAATGGAGATATAACATTATTACCACTTTCAGGATATAGTGTTACTTCTAATGGTAATGTAGTTGTTGGTACTGGTTATACTCTTACAGCAGATTCAATAACAGGTAGTTTACAAGGCACAGCATCATTTGCTAACAATGCTACATCAGCATCATATGCATTAACTGCTAGTTATGCTGCAAATGCAGGATCAGGTGGAGTAGCAGCAGGAGACATTTATAGTTACACATTCCTATTAATGGGAGCTTAAAATATAAAATTATTAAATAAAACATATGCCTACAACTTACAAAATATTAGGTCAAATAACAGGATCAGTTGCTACAGCATCTGTCTACACAGTACCAGCGGCTACTCAAGCAGTAATATCTAGTATAGTAATCAATAATAGAGGAACAGCAAACGGCACTTATTATATTGCTGCTGTACCTTCAGGATCTACTTTATCAGATAGAAACTGGTTAGCTTATGGTATTGCAATTACAGGTAGTGATAGTACAGCATTAACATTAGGAGTAACATTAGGTGCTTCTGATCAATTGCAAGTATCTGGATTAGCAAATTCAGGTTCATTCTCAGTATTTGGAAGCGAAATATCTTAACCTATGTCAGTATCATTATTTAAAAGACAAACCCTAAGAAATAACTTAGTAAAGGGAAATAATTTTAACGGTGGAATATTTCCACCACCAGATTTTCCTCCTGGATCACCTTTTGTTTATACAAACCCAGATTCAACATCAAGTTATCCTGGATCAGGTACTACTGTATTTGATTTATCAGGTAATGGTAATAATGGTACTTTAACTAATGGACCAACATTTACAGGTGGTACTCCAGCATATTTTAATTTAGATGGTACTAACGATTATATTAACTATGGAGATATAGGAGATACTTATGGTTCATTTACAGCAATTAACTGGGTATATCTTAATAATAATAGTGGATACAAAAGTATTATATCAAAATGGAGTGATACTGGTGGACAAAGAAGTTGGATGTGTTTAGCTAATGGATCTCAATTTGAGGCATTTTTTGATAGAAGTGGTACGTTCAGTACTGTAAGAAGCTTTACATCTGCCTTTGCATTTAATGCTACAACATGGTATATGGTTGCTTTAACTTATAATTCATCAACGGGAGCATGTGAAGGATTCATTAATAATGTTTCTAAAGGAACAGCTTCATTTGGTAGTAGTGGTGATTTATTTAACTCAACTAGTCCACTACAATTAGGTTTACAAGGTGAACCATCAAGAGCCCTCGCAGGTAGAATGGGTAAATTTTTCCTATACAAATCAGTATTAAGTTCAACTGACTTAACAAGAATTTGGGATGTAACAAAAACAACATATGGATACTAAATACATTATATTCGACGTTTCTGAATTAATTAAAGTTAACTTTGATGAAATATTAGAGACGTCGTCAAATACACTTAGAGTATCATTAGATGGCTCTAAAACATTTGTTAAATATACTTCAGATGAAATACCTACCAGTTTAGCTAATTTAGCTACTAAAGAAGGCCCATTTGATGTTATAGAAATGAATGTAACATTAGGTAACAGTGATTGGACAAGACCATCACATGTCACAGGTAGTTTATAAATAATTAAAATAATAAAAAATGCCAATTCCACAACGTAAACAAGGACAAGCAGAAGATACATTCATAGCAGATTGCATAAGCAAACTAGTAGATGAATATGATAAAGACCAAGCTGCGGCTATTTGCTACCAGCAGTTATCAATTAATTTAACAGCAGATAAGCAATGGCGTAAGGATTTCTTATCATTTAAACCAGAATCAACATGTCTGAAACACTACACTCACAAGCCTTCAGAAGAATACAGAAAGGGATAGAACACATCTCAAATGAAGATAGTACATTAAGTTATAACAATATAAATTCAATTAAAATGGATTCAAAACAAATTCTAAAAAACATCATGACTATGCTAGGCGTAGAAAAGAATGTTGAGTTAGGCGGCAATGCAAATGCTGGTGGTCCATTCTTTGGTAAATTAGAAGACGGGTCTCCTGTTATGTCAGATTTTTTTGACGTAGGACACACGTTATTAGTTATTAAAGAAGACGGATCTAAAGTAGCAGCACCAGACGCTGACCACATTATTTATCTTCCAGTTGGTTTAGCTGGTGGACAAAAAAGATATTTTATCACAACAAAAGATGGCGTGATTACATCTATGCACTTAGAAGACAACTATGGCGCTAAGAAAGTAAATGTAAACTTTGCCTCAGAAAAAGAAACAACAGATATGAAAAATCATCTAATGAAACTGCTGCAGTTAAAAAAGAAGAAAAAATGGCTGGTGAAGCAGCTAGACTTGATTCTTTAGAAGAACAAGTAAACCAATTACGTGTTGACATTGCTCAATTATTTGAAGTAATGAAAGGTAAAAAAGAAGAAGAAATGGCTATTGAGACTAAAGATGAAGAAGCTGCTAGAAAGAAGCTTGAAGAAAAAGATCAATACCAAGGAATGCCAAACGACGGCGGTCCAAGCAAAACAAACATGAGTGCTGCTAAGAAATTCACTGGCGCACCTGTTGAAGAAAAAGTAAATTTAGGTGGTATCATTAAGAGTAATAAACAAGGATCAACAATTGGTTCAGTATTAGCTAAAATGAACAACTCTAAATTTTAATCAAAATTAATAACAAAAAACTAAACATTTTAAAAAATGGCAACATCAGTATCAATTAGCACCACGTATGCCGGTCAATTCTCAGGAAAATACATCGCTGCTGCGTTATTAAGTGCTCCAACTCTAGATAAAGAGTTGATCACCATCAAACCAAACATCAAGTACAAAGAAGTAGTTAAAACTTTATCTCAATCTAACATTATTGTAGATGCTACTTGTGATTTCACTGCAACAGGTTCAGTAGCTTTAGCTGAAAGAATCTTACAACCAGAAGAATTCCAAGTTAACACTCAATTATGTAAAGAAGATTTCCGTTCTGACTGGGAAGCAGTAGAAATGGGTGTATCTGTTTACGATAATTTACCTGCATCTTTCACAGATTTCTTAATCGCAAACACAGCTGGTCAAGTAGCTCAACAAATCGAGTTAAACATTTGGTCTGGTTCTAGCGCAGTAAACGGTCAGTTCACTGGTATGTTAGATCAATTCAAATCAGGTTCAGTAGGTGACAAAGCAGCTTTAGCTCTTAACTTTGTTACAGCTTCAGCTCAAGTAACTTCTTCTAACGTAGTTGCTGAATTAACAAAAGTAGTAAACGCTATCCCTAACACAGTTTATGGTAAAGAAGATTTATACATCTACGTACCAACTAACATTGTAAAAGCTTACCAAGTAGCTTTAGGTACTGCTAACTACCAATTCAACGCGTTCACTGGATTTGCTCCATTGAACTTCCAAGGTATTAACTTAGCATGGTGTCCAGGTATGCCTTCAAACATCATGATTGCAGCACAAAAGAGCAACTTGTTCTTTGGTACAGCATTGTTAAGTGATAAGAATGAAGTTAAAGTATTGGATATGGCTGACTTAGATGGTTCTCAAAACGTACGTGTGATCATGAGATATACAGCTGGTGTACAGTATGGTATTGCTTCTGATATCACTATCTACGCTCCATCTGGTTTCTTAGCTTAATCTAGTATACTAGAATAATAGTGGAAGGGAGCTAAACACTCCCCCCACTTTAAAAAAAATAACTCATTCAAATTTAAAATTAACAAATATGCCTTGTAACATTTCATTAGGATATAATGAACCATGTAAAGACAGTATTGCTGGTCTTCAAGCTGTGTATTTCATTAACTTCTCAACAGGTAGCTATACTTTAAATGCTACAGATGTTGTAACTGCATTTCCTTCAGGATCTACAGCTTACAAATATGAGTTGAAAGGTACAAACGGATACACAGAAACTGTTAACACATCTCGTGATAACGGTACTACATTCTTCAGTCAAGAGTTAAGCTTACGAATTCAAATTGTTAGCTTACGGTCGTCCTCAGATTGTAGTTTGGACAAGACAAGGTGATGCGTTGTTAGTAGGTAAAAATTACGGTGCTGATATGACTGGTGGTACAATTACTGCAGGTACAGCATATGGTGATTTATACGGCTACACAGCAACTTTCACTGGTCAAGAACCTCTACCAGCTAACTTCTTAACTGGTTCAACAGCTACTAACCCATTTGCAGGTGTTGCAAATGCTCCTACAGTAGTAACTGGTTCAAATAGCTAATACAGAGTTTCACAATACTCTGTCTCTATATAGACCCATGGTGCCTCCTTAATTGGAGGCACTTTTTTTATCAAATAAAACTGAATATGGTGGTTATAGTATCATGAATATAGTAACTCCAGACGCTACAGGATCAGTTAGATTTTCAGTACGCACGCGTCCTACACAATCATATGCTACTGGACAAATGAAGAAAATAATGTGACAGGTAGTCAAATAGTAACTGCATCTTATGATTCAAGTGATTTTTTAAATGTAACTGCTTCTGCTTTATATGCATCAGCAAGTAACTTCTTTGCTATCAGATTAATTCAAATGAGTGGTAGTGTTGAATGTAATGAATTATACAGGGGTGAATTATTCCCAACATCACAATCAGCAACAGAGAGAAACAGTATACCATTCTACTCTTGGACAGGTAGTAATGATCAATATATAATATACTAATATGGAAAATAAAAATATACCAAACGGTAATGCAAATGGTGTAGTAAAGGTAGTTAATCTATCTGGTGGTTACATCTTACCTAGAATATCAGAATCAGCTAAAAGCAGAAAAGCATGGGTTGAATTTGGTATTGAAGGAATGGATGATTTCTTTAACACATTAATTAAACGTTATGAAACATCTCCTACAAACCAAGCGTGTGTAGACGGTTGTTCAGACTTAATTTATGGTAAAGGTATTAAAGCAAAAGATAGATTAGAATTAGAAGAGTATCTTTACACATTAACTACAGATGATGAAATTAGAAAAATAGTATTTGACTATAAACTATTTGGTAACGCTGCTATACAATGTGTATTCAATTCAGACAGAACTAAAATAGTTAATTTCTACCACTTACCAGTAGATACATTACGTGCTGAAAAAGTAAATGAATTAGGTGAAATACCTGGTTTTTATTATTCTCCTGACTGGTTAAACAAAAACATTAAACCAAAATATATCCCAGCATTCGGTCAAAACCAATGGGAAGAAGATGTACAGGTTATTTACTTAAAGCGTTATGCTCCAGGTAAATTCTATTATGGTATTCCTGACTGGTATTCATCATTACAATATGCTGCTGTTGAAGAAGAAGTATCTAACTTACATATCAACAACATTTTAAATAACTTCATGCCTTCTACAATCATCAACTTTAACGGTGGTGTACCTGCAATTGAAGAACAATATCTAGTTGAACAATCAATTTCAAATAAGTTTACTGGTACAACAAACGCTGGTAGATTTATCTTATCATTCAATGAAAATCCTGAATATAAGACTACAGTTGAAATGTTACGTCCAGAAAACTTACATCAACAGTATGATTTCTTAGCTGAAGAAGCATCACGTAAAATCATGTTAGCACACCGTGTAACATCACAAATGTTATTTGGTATTAAAGATTCTTCTGGATTTAGCTCAAACGCTGATGAATTAAAAACAGCGTATGAAATTTTCTATGCAATGGTTATTCAACCATTCCAACAAGAGATAATGAAAGCAATTCAAGGTATAACTGAGTATAATGGTATTGATGGTGAAGATTTATACTTTGCTCCATTGATTCCATTCGGTTTCTTAGCTGAATTAATGGATGATGCTGGTGCAGCTCAAGCAAAAGAAATTATTGAAAATCCTAATGATGTACCTGATGCAGTTGCTGAACCAAATGCAGAAGACAATACTGAAAATCAAGCACCTAATCCAAATGAAATTATAGGTGATGTGGTAGGACCAGAAAACGTAGGTGCACAAGGTACTTAATAACAAAATTGAAATTTTAAAAGATGAGTAGAAATATATTAATGTGTTCTAGAAATGATATTGTTAAGAGAACACCTCTAGGCGGTAACATTGATCCAGAAAAAATCATTCCGTTTGTAAAAACAGCTCAAGACAAATACATCTTGTTAGCGTTAGGTACTGTGTTGTATAATAAAATTCAAAATGATATTGAAGCTGGTACTTTAACAGGTATATATCAAACATTAGTGAATGAATATATTATTGATACTCTTGTTCACTATGCAATGGTTGAAGCATTACCATTCTTAGCTTATACTATAGCAAACGGTGGTATTGTAAAGAACATTAGTTCAGAACAAGCAACATCACCTACTAAAAATGATATTGACTTTTTATTACAAAAAGAATTAGCAACAGCACAGTATTATGGTGAACGTTTAGTTACATACTTAATTGCATTTAGTTCTAGTTATCCTGAATACTTAGCTACTACAGGATACAGTAATAACGTTTATCCAGATAAAGGACAACAATATAGAAACGGATGGGTAATCTAAACAAAACATATCTAGGCTATAAACCTAAAGATGATAATGTTGTTAAATTAGCGCAGTATTTGGCCGTTAAAAGCGATTTTAAGGCTAATAAAAACGCTAAAAACAAACAATATACTAAGTTATCATCAAATAAAATAATGAATAATAAACGTTTTTAAAATGCAAACATACTATTCCTTTACCAATTTTATGAACAACGTTTGTTTGGCACACCCAAACATCACTACATTCACTTTAGGTGATTTATATAGTGTTGATTTAGCTAAACAAACATTATACCCATTAGCTCACTTAATTGTGAACAATGCTTCTATTGATTCAGGATTAATGGTATATAACGTTACATTATTAGTAATGGACAGAGTACAAGACATAACTCAAGACTCAGCTGGTCCATTCAACTCAATAACTAAAAACTATAAGGATGTGACCAACTTATTAGACGTGTGGAATACATCTTTAATGACTATAAACGACATTACATCTTACATTTACAGAAACCCAGATGCTTATCAATACAATGTAGTTGGTGCTTCATTAGCTACACCATTTGATGAAAGATTTGATAACGTACTTGCTGGATGGAGTGTTGATATGAATATATCAGTTGGTAATACAAACCCAATGTGTGCAATTTCTTTAAGTACTGATTTAGCAAACGGTGGTAATGAGACATGTTAGAACCAGAAGTAATAAAGGCAGAACAAGAATGGGCACAAGAAGTTGTTACGAATGCTAGGTCCATTTTAATACGCAACAAAAAAGTTGCTACGGGTAAATTAGTTAATTCTATCCGTTATACAGTAAATCCTCAAGGCAATATTGTTTTTTTATATAGTGAAGATGGAAAATGGGTATCCCAAGGTAGAAGAAAGGGTGCACGTTTTCCGCCGCCAGCTCCTATTTCAAGATGGATTAGACAAAAAGGCATTACTGGTGTAAGTAAAGATGGTAAACG